GGCAAACCGGTGATTACAAAAGATGGTGTAACCGTTGCGCAAAGCGTAGTCTTATATGATCCGGTTGAGAACATTGGAGCTACTTTAATTAAAGAAGCTGCACAAAATACAGTTAAAGAAGCAGGTGATGGTACTACAACAGCAACAGTTTTAGCTCAAGAAATACTAAAAAATGCAATACAAGCAGAAAAAACTGGCTCACCTGTGCGAAAAATTAAAGAAGGTATAAATTCTGCACTTAAAAAAGTAAATAAATACCTTGATACTGTTAAAATTGACGTAAAAGATGACATGTTAAGCCATGTTGCGGCAATATCTTGCAATAATGACAAAGAACTTGGTGATATTATTGCAGAAGCTTATACAAAAGTTGGTAAAAACGGTGTAGTTTTGATGGAAAACTCAGAAACTGATGAAACCTACGTAGATTTAGTCGATGGAGTACAAATAGAGTGTGGTTTAACATCACCAAACTTTGTAACAAATACAGAAAAACATAAATGCGAGCTAGAAAACCCATATATTCTTATAGTTTCTAGCGAAATACCTAATATTCGTAAAATACAAAATATATTAGAGCATGTTATTAAAAAAGGTAGAGCGTTATTAATAGTAGCGCCAGTTGCTCAAAGCGTTAGATCTGCTTTAATGATGAACAAAGTAAAAGGTAATATAAAAGTTAATATAATTGACTTACCAGGCTTTGGTCCTACAACTAAAGATACTACTGAAGACCTTGCTATATTAACAGGTGCTACAGTAATTAACGAAGAACTAGGCGATGATCTTGATTTAATAGATATTGATTGTTTAGGCGAAGCTGAATATGTAACAACAGATGATACTAATACTGTTATAACTACAATAGATGATATTCAACAGAATTTACAAGAACGAATCGAGCTTGTTTCAAAACTTATTTCTGATGAAAAAAATGGTTTCATTAAAAAGAAGTTGGAGCAAAGACTGTCTATGTTATCGGGTAGCGTTGGAATCATCAAAGTGGGTGCTAATTCTAAAGTAGAGTTAAAAGAAAAACGTGACAGAGTTGAAGACGCTATATACGCTACTAAAGCTGCTCTTAAGGAAGGTATTGTACCTGGTGGTGGTGTAGCTTTATTAAATGCTTCAGAAAAAATACAACCAAAACATATTGGTGAAAACATACTGCTAAACTCTATAAAATCACCTTTTACAACCATAATAAATAACGGCGGCATACTTGGTACTAAGTTTAAAGCAGATGAAGGTTTTGGTATCAATGTATTAACCGGTAAAAAAATAAATATGATAGACGCAGGTATTGTAGATCCAGTACTTGTAACTAAGTCTGCACTTAAAAACGCTGTAAGTGTAGCAACAACGATTATGTCAGCTGATTGTGTAATTTCAAATATAAGAATAAATGAAAGCAGTCAATAATTATATAATCGTAGAAAAAATTAAAACTGAACAAAAAAAAGTGGCAGGTCTTATAATGACTGAAAAGATAGATGATGACAATAGGTATATAAAGGCTAAGGCTATATCTGTTGGTAATCTAGTTGAAGGTATAAAAGACGGTGATGTTGTATATTACGACAAACACGCGGGCCACGGTGTTCAGTATAAAGAAACTCTATACTATGTTATCAGAAATGTTGATGTAGTATTGATAGATTAAGTTACCACAACCCAGTAACTTAATTGTTTAACTAAATTATTAACTAAAAAAATTATTAAAAAATGGGAAGAGTATTTTTTGATACAAGAAAAAATGTACATAACTTATCAGCTGATTATACTGCTTTAGCTAGTGACTCTGGTAAAGTATTTGTACTTAACGCTTCGTCAGGAGCATATACAATTACACTACCAACTGATTATAGCGCATCTAACACAAGTGGTGCTTTAACAGGTTGGAACTGTCGTTTTATTGTTGGAACTGAAAATGATGATGCTGTTACTATATTTACAGGAGACGGTACTGATTCTGGTGGTGACGACTTCGTTGGAGGTTTAACTCTAGTTGCTGCACAAGTTTCTAGTACTTCTAATGGAGCTAACGGTAGATTTATTGTGCCTGCTGCTAACGACTGTGAAATTGTTATTGATCATAACGCTGCTGATACAGGTGGTGGTAAAGGATCATACATTGATGTTATCAAGCTAGCTAGCGACGAGTGGATGGTAAGCGGTATTATTTATACTGACGATGCTGACGCTGATGGTTCAGCTTTGTTTACTGATAACTAATCAGTATAAAAATTAAATTAATACTACGTTGTCTTTTGATAGCGTAGTATTAATTGATTAAACCTAAACCATAAACCAAAACCCTTAAACTTAAAAATTAAAACGAATTATTAATCAAAAAAATTAAAATTATGAACACGCTTTTATTTTTCAATAATGGAAATGAAGATGCTGCTGCTTTTCAAGCAAATGACTTAGTTGCTATTGATGCTGGAGACCAAGTAGTTAATTTACATTTTCAAAGAGGTTCGGTATTACATTCTGTAGTTTTAGCTTGCGCTGATGATGCGTCAGATTTACTAGCTAGAGAACTTGCTGTATCACTTTCTGGTAGCACACTTCAAAACGCTATGGTTGAAGTAGCTAATGATGACACTTCTACTTATTTAAATAGTAGAATTACTGGTGTAACATCAATTAGTATTGATACTAATCCATCTGCTTAATAGCAAATGAGATTAACCGCGCAAGATTTGCGTGATATGAATATCCTTAAGTATTACAGGCTCGTTAGAAAATGGGCCTGTAAAACTTACGGATTAAAAGACGCAGACTTAGAATTATTAATTTATTTAGATTGTAAAAAAAGATTTACACGACAAGAATTTATCGACGGTACATACACGTACTCATGGGATAAAAACAGATGGGAACGATTAAGGCGCGATGGTTGGATCGAAGCTTGGAGACATCGTAATAGAACAACAATTAAATATTCAGTGTTTAAAACATCGTTTAAATGTTCTCAATTAATAACTAGAATATATAGAGTATTACTAGGTGAAGAAGATTTACCTATATCTGAGCGTAGTACTTTTTTTAACAACAAATCATATACAGATAAAGTTTATAATAAAGCTATAGATGATATGATAAAAGATATTGATAGATAATGGGGTATAAACTGGGTAAAGCAACACAACCATATATGACTAATGGAGTTATAAAATCAAGACTTTCTTTTCATAAAGAAGGTGGCGACAGTGATATATCTGTACCTGGCACACCTGTTATTAGAAAACCTTTAGCACCTGGTGTTATGGGTGAAGCAAATATGGATGGTAGTATATATATAAACGAAAATATAATACCTGGTAGTGCGGAAGAAAGAGAAGTTATAAACCACGAGATGAGACATGCCACTGATATGAAAGTTGGTAAATTATCTTATGGTGACGACTTTGTAAAGTTTAACGGCGTTACATACGAAAGGAAAGACATAAACGGCAAAGATATGATTATTGTTGATGGTGTGGCTAAAGAAGCTGGTAGTAGTGATTTTCCTTGGGAGCATGACGCAAATAATGGTATGAGATGAGTTTAATAACAAGCATAGACGGTGTGCCTTTATACACTACAATAGCTGAGGCAGAGCTTTGGGGTAGCCAATATAATTTAACAGGTTATCATACACACGTAATAAACGGGCAAACTGGATATATGGCTGGTATTGACCATGCTACTATTACTAACGCTATGCAACAAGGTGTTCAAAATACTTTAACACCTCAACAAATACAAAACGTACAAACAAGAACTACAACGACTTTTACGCGTACATTTACGTCTGGCGGAAGTGGTGGTGGATATTAAATTATAATTATGAGTATATTAAGTAAAGTATTTTCAGCTGGAGCTGGTAAATTAGTGCAAAATGTAGGTAATGTTATAGATAGCTTAACTACTACTGACGAAGAAAAACTAGCTGCTGAAGCAAAGATAAAAGATTTAATCATGGGTTATGAAGCTGAAATGCAAAAGCAAGTAACTGAAAGATGGAAGCTAGATATGAATAGTGATTCATGGTTAAGTAAAAACATAAGACCACTAGTATTAGTGTTCTTAGTAGTAAGCACAGTGTTATTAGTATTTATAGATGCTGGTGCAATAAATTTTAACGTAAAAGACTCTTATGTAGATCTTTTACAATTAGTATTAATAACAGTGATCGGTGCTTACTTCGGTGGTAGATCACTAGAAAAAGTAAAAAAATAAATGGGAATAAATTCAACAGAAGTCTCTTATGGCTTCGGACAATTAGGTAGTGTATATACTACAGCGAGTAGTGACGCTATAAAACCACCTACAAATAAAGTGTTTGTAGCTATAACAATGTTATCTGATACTATTTTTGATGACACCGGTGGTTTAGTAGCTGAGCAAAGAGTTAATAATACTATTACAAGTTCAGTTACAAACAATGTTTATATAGGAACAGAAGCAGCTGCTAATGATTTAGCTGATGGATCAGAAACTGTAGATGAAGGTTCTGGTGGTCTTATTATTGGTGGTACTACAGAAGCTGATGCAGTTACTTTTCCAAAAGGCATGACTATATATGGTAGATATACTGAAATAGATGTTTATTCAGGAGCTGTAATAGCTTATATAGGAGACTAATGTTAGGATTAGGCAACAGTATAACATCTGGTTATATACCGTTTACACTTACTAGTGTAAGTAGTTTAGCGTTGTGGTTGCAAAGCGGTGTTGGAATTACTTCAGACGGTGGAACGCCTGATAAAGTGAGTCAGTGGAATGATTCGTCTGGTAACGGTAATAACGCTATTCAAGGTACAGGAGATAATCAAGCTGATTTAGTTGGTGGCGCTTTAGATTTTACAGAAGGCGAAACTGATCACTACGATTTTACTGACATAGCTATTGCTAATGAAGGTGGTTTTTGTTTAGCTTGGGTTCAACAAAGTGAAAGTGCATCATTAAACACTTTACTTTCTGACACTAATAACGAGATGATTCAAATACAAAATAGTTCTAAACTAAGACTTGTAACAAATGGTTCTGGTTCAGCTGTAACAACTCAGATACACGTAAATGGTACTCCTTTTGGAAATGCAAAAGCTGTATTTTTACTTAATAGAACAGCTGGTGCTAGTGGAGCATTTAGCGTTTTTAAAAACGGTACAGAGTTAACAATAGAACCAGACAGTGGTAATTCAACACTAGCAGATGATGGAGCAAACACACACGGTTTTAGTGTAGATACTTTAGGTAGTAGAAATGGTAATGATCACGTTTTTGACGGCAAGATATTTGAACTAGCATTTTGGAACAGATCACTAACTTCAGGAGAAATAGCTGACGTGAACAGCTACTTAAAAAACTTTCACGGATTATAAAATTAAATTAACTTAAATTAAATAAAATGGCAAAAAAAGAAAAGTTGGTTGACTTAAAACCAGAAAAAGTAACTGACGAACAATTAACTAAAATACAAAAAATCGTTAGCAATATTAATCAAGCTCAAATGGAAGTTGGTAGATATGAAGCAGGTAAACACACTTTGTTACATACTATACAAGTTTTACAAGGTGAGCTTAAATTAGTTCAAGATGAACTTGAAAAACAGTATGGAACTGTTAATGTTAATATTGAAGATGGTACAATAAAATATCCAGAAAATGTCGAAGCTGATAAGAAAGATTAGTATCGGTAAAGATTATAAGAACGACGCTATGCATTATGCTGTAGGTCAAGAAGTATATGGTGGACATACTATTTGCGATATAATAGAAGAAGACGATAAGTTTTCTATATATATTAAAAAAAATAAAGATGTTTTACCATGGAAAGACTTCAACAAAAACATGGCTGTATCAGTTGAATATAATCTAGAATACTAATGAAAAGCGTTTACAACTTTGTTGTAACGCCAATAGGACAAAGATACAACAACGTGAAAAAGGTTGGAGATAAAGAGTTAATTGTTAACACTGAAATCTTCAACCATCAGCACGTTAATAGAGCTGCTAAAGTAATATCTACACCTATAATAGGCGATACAAATATAAAGTCTGGTGATGAAGTAATATTACACCATAATGTTTTTAGACGTTGGTATAACGTTAAAGGTATAGAAAAAAATAGTAAAAACTATTTTAACGAAAATACTTATATTGTTTACCCTGATCAAATATTTTTATATAAACAAAATAATAAATGGTTACCACAAAAAGGTTTTTGTTGGATTAAGCCTATAAAAAATAAAGATAAATACGCTAATAACGAAACGCAAGAAAATATTGGTATAATAAAATATACTGATGGTAGTTTTGAAGTTAATGATCTTGTAGGTTTTACGCCTATATCTAACTACGAGTTTGTTATTGATGGCGAGCTACTATATAGAGTATATACTAAATTTATTACAATTAAATATGAATATCAAGGAAACGAAGAAGCTTATAATCCAAGCTGGGCACAGGGCAGTTGAAGAGTTAATTAACGTTGCTAAAGAAAAAATTATTACTAACACAGAAGATGATGTTAGTGCTGATAGGTTAAAAAACGCTGCAGCTACTAAAAAACTAGCTATATTTGATGCTTTTGAGATATTAAATAGAATACAAGAAGAAGAAAGTATACTTGAGGGCAAGGATGTTGATAAAAAAGATAAAGTGTTTAAAGGCTTTGCTGAAGGTAGATCAAGATGAGTTACGAACAAACATTAGTTAAAATAATCGAACCTGTTAAACGTACGACTATAACTCGTATGAATAAAGGTAAAAAATGGAAATATGGATATAATAAAGAGCATGATATTATCGTTATATCAAAAAGCGGTACAATTGGTGAAATCATTGAAGTGCAAGGTTTACACATTGCTTTACCAAAAGTGCCAACCAAAGTGCATGTGCATGACAAGCGCAAATGGCAAAGGTTAGAATACCCTAAAGAATTAGCAAGACTTAAAAATATATTTGATTGGAGAGCATATCCTGAAGAAGCTAAAGACCAGTGGTACGATTATATAGACGAAGAGTTTAAACGAAGAGATGAAGGGTTTTGGTTTATGAACAATAATAAACCAACATACATAACGGGTAGTCACTATATGTATTTACAATGGAGTAAAATAGACGTAGGTGCTCCTGATTTTAGAGAAGCTAATAGATTATTTTATATATTCTGGGAAGCTTGTAAAGCCGACAAAAGATGTTACGGGATGTGCTACCTTAAAAATCGTAGGTCTGGATTTTCTTTTATGTCTTCAGCAGAAACAGTTAACTTAGCTACAATATCAAGTGATAGTAGATATGGTATATTATCAAAAAGTGGAGCCGATGCTAAAAAAATGTTTACAGACAAAGTTGTACCAATATCAGTTAACTACCCGTTCTTTTTTAAACCGATTCAAGATGGTATGGACAGACCTAAGTCTGAGCTTGCTTATAGGGTTCCTGCAAGTAAGTTCACGCGTAAAAAAATTACTGCTAATGAAAAGCAGGAAGACTTGGTTGGACTTGATACTACTATTGATTGGAAAAATACAGGTGATAACAGTTATGACGGAGAAAAGCTTACATTGTTAGTTCATGATGAAAGTGGTAAATGGGAAAGGCCTGACAATATATTAAATAACTGGCGTGTAACAAAAACATGTTTACGTCTTGGTAGTAGAATAGTAGGTAAGTGTATGATGGGCTCAACTTCCAACGCCCTTGACAAAGGTGGAGACAACTTTAAAAAACTATACAATGATTCAGATGTATCAAGACGAAATCGTAATGGACAAACAAAGTCTGGCCTTTATTCTCTCTTTATCCCAATGGAGTGGAACTACGAAGGATTTATTGATGAATACGGAAATCCAGTCTTTGATAATCCAGATAATGATGTATACGGACCAGACGGAGAATTAATAGATTATGGTATTATTAGTCATTGGCAAAACGAAGCTGAAGGACTAAAAGGTGACCAAGACGCTTTAAACGAGTTTTACAGACAGTTTCCAAGAACAACTGAACACGCGTTTAGAGATGAAACAAAAAATAGTATATTTAACTTAGTTAAAATATACGAGCAAATAGACTACAACGAAGAGATGTCTAGAACTTTAGGCGTTACAACAGGTAGTTTTCAATGGGTTAACGGTATAAAAGATACACAAGTAATATTTTATCCAGATCCAAAAGGTAGATTTAAAATAAGCTGGGTACCACCTAGCAATTTACAAAACAGAATAATAGTAAAAAATGGAAGCAAATATCCTGGCAACGATTATTTGGGTGCTTTTGGCTGCGACAGCTACGATATTAGCGGTACTGTAGACGGTAAAGGATCAAAAGGTGCTTTACACGGTTTAACTAAGTTTAGCATGGAAGACGCACCGCCAAATCAGTTTTTTTTAGAGTATTTAGCTAGACCGCAAACTGCAGAAATGTTTTTTGAAGACGTGTTAATGGCGTTAGTATTTTATGGCATGCCATTATTAGCAGAAAACAATAAACCTAGATTACTATATTATTTAAGACGTAGAGGTTATAGGGGTTATAGTATGAATAGACCAGATAAAATATGGAATAAATTATCTACGGCTGAAAAAGAAATAGGTGGTATACCAAACACAAGTGAAGATATAAAACAAGCACATGCTGCTGCTATTGAAATGTATATCCAAAACCATGTTGGTATGGATAGTCAAGGACAATTTGGCAATTGTTATTTTAACGAGCTGTTAAATGATTGGGCTAAATTTGATATAAACAAAAGAACAAAGCATGATGCTTCTATAAGCTCTGGTCTAGCTATAATGGCTTGTAATAGGCATTTGTATAGACCAAACGCTAAAATAGAAAAACCTAAACTAAATATAAGTATTGCTAAGTATTCTAACAAAGGTAATACATCTAAATTAATTAAAAAATAAATATGGCAGAGTCTGTTATAAAAAGTTATTTTCCAAGTCAAGTAGTAAGCGATGCTGAAAAGTTAAGCTATGATTACGGTTTAAAAGTAGCAAAAGCTATTGAGCAAGAGTGGTTTTACGATGACAATAATCAATCAAGATATACTAGTAATAGAAATAATTATCATGGTTTAAGATTATATGCTAGAGGAGAACAATCAGTACAAAAATATAAAAATGAATTATCAATTAATGGTGATTTATCTTATTTAAATTTAGACTGGACACCTGTACCTATTATACCTAAATTTGTAGATATACTAGTTAACGGTATGACTCAAAGAACTTACGATATAAAAGCGTATGCTATAGATCCTTTTGGCGTTAAAGAAAGAACAAATTACATGGAATCAGTTTTATCTGACATGGAATTAAGAGATATTAACGACGCTAACCTTTTGCAGTTTGACGTAAACACTAGGCAAACAGACGTAGAACTACCTGAAAGTAAAGAAGAACTTGAGCTTCACATGCAGCTTGATTATAAACAACCTATAGAACTAGCTGAAGAACAAGCTTTAAACTTATTGTTTGAAGGAAATAAATTTGATTTAATTCAAAAAAGGTTTTACTACGACTTAACAGTGTTAGGTATTGGTGCTGCTAAAACTGATTTTAATACTTCTGAAGGTGCTGTTATAAAATATGTTGACCCAGCTGATTTAGTTTATTCATATACTGAATCACCTTACTTTGATGATATATATTATGTAGGTGAAGTTAAAATGATACCTGTAAACGAGCTTGTAAAAGAGTTTCCATTTTTAGAGCAAGAAGATTTAGAAGATATAGTTAAAAATAAAAAAACATATCAAAAAAATTATTTACAAGGCGTAGCTGGTTATAAAGAAGAAGATAATAACAAAGTTCAAGTTTTATATTTTAATTATAAAACATATATGAACGAGGTTTATAAAGTAAAAGAAACTGGTACTGGTGCAGAAAAAGCTATAGAAAAAGATGACACTTTTAATCCACCAGAAAATAAAGAAGGTAGCTTTACAAAATTACATAGAAGTATAGAAACTTTATACGAAGGAGCTTTAATACTAGGTACAAACAGACTTTTAAAATGGCAGTTGTCTAAAAATATGATGCGACCTAAAAGTGATTATACTAAAGTTATGATGAACTATAGTATAGTAGCACCACGTATGTATAAAGGTAGAATAGAAAGTTTAGTTAGACGTATAACTGGTTTTGCTGATATGATACAATTAACGCATTTAAAACTACAACAAGTTTTAAACCGTATGGTGCCAGATGGTGTTTATTTAGATGCTGATGGTTTAGCAGAAGTTGATTTAGGAAATGGTACTAATTATAATCCGCAAGAAGCTTTAAACATGTTCTTTCAAACAGGTAGTATTATTGGTAGATCATATACTCAAGACGGAGATATTAATGCTGGTAAAGTACCAATACAGGAAATAACGAGTGGTAATGGTGGTAATAAAATACAAGCTTTAATAGCTAATTACAATTATTACATGCAGATGATTAGAGACACGACAGGTCTTAACGAAGCTAGAGATGGTAGTATGCCAGATAAAAATGCTTTAGTTGGCGTGCAAAAACTTGCAGCTGCAAATAGTAATACTGCTACAAGACACGTTTTACAAGCAGGTTTATTTTTAACAGCAGAAATAGCAGAGCAATTATCATTAAGAATATCTGATATACTAGAATATTCATTTACAAAAGACGCTTTTATACAAGCAATAGGAAGTCATAATGTAGCTACGTTAAAAGAAATAGAAGATTTATATTTGTATGACTTTGGTATATTTATACAGTTACAGCCAGACGAAGAGGAAAAACAAATGCTTGAAAATAATATACAAGTAGCTTTACAAAAAAATAGTATAGAACTTGAAGACGCTATAGATATTAGAGAAACTAAAAATCTAAAGCTCGCTAATAAACTTTTAAAACTAAGAAGAGGTAAAAAAGAATTAAAAGATAGAAGATTACAATTAGAAAATATTCAGGCTCAATCACAGTCTAACGCACAGGCTTCTCAGCAAGCAGCTCAAGTTGAAATGCAGAAAAACCAAGCGTTAACTCAAAGTAAATTAGAGTTAGCGCAAGTAGAAGCTCAATTAGAATTACAAAAGCTACAGCAAGAAGCAGAAGTTAAAAAACAACTAATGGCTTTAGAGTTTCAGTATAACATGCAGTTAAAAGGTGTAGAAACTCAACAGTTAGCTAATAGAGAAAAAACAAAAGAAGATCGTAAAGACGAAAGAACTAGAATACAAGCGTCTCAACAGTCTGAACTTATAGATCAAAGAAAAGGTGGTAAAACACCTAAAAACTTTGAGTCAATGAGTAATAATATTGGAGAAGGCTTTGATCTAAGAAATTTATAGATTTATTAATTATTATTATATTATATTATGGAAGAAAACAAAGAAAACGTAGTTGAAGAAACTACACAAGAAACTGTACAAGCAGTTGATGAAACAAAATTTGATAGCGCTGGAGATGACAGTGTTGTTAAAATAGATTTAAATAACCCACCAAAAAAAGAAGAAGATGCCGTTCCAGAGCAAAGCACAGATGAGGTTCCTGTACGCGACGAATCCGAAACTAGCGAAAAAGTACTCGAAGAAAACGTCGAAACAACAGATGAAAAACCTACCGGAGAAGAAGTCTCCGAAGAAGTTTCTAATGAACAACCCGTTGTTGAAGAAATAACAGAGGAAAAAATTGAAGAGCAAGTAGAAGATTTAGTTGAAGAAACTAAAGAAGCTATAGCCGAAGCTCAAGAAACAGGTAAAGATTTACCTGAGAATATACAAAAGTTAGTTGACTTCATGGAAGAAACTGGTGGTGATATAAACGATTACGTTCGTCTTAACCAAGATTATTCTACTTACGATGACAATAGTGTGCTAAGAGAATATTACAGACAAACTAAAAAACATCTTACAGATGAAGAAATTAGTTTTTTAATGGAAGACTCATTTTCATATAATGAAGAAGAAGACGACGATAGAGAAATAAAAAGAAAAAAATTAGCGTTAAAAGAGCAAGTTGCCAGCGCTAGAGCCCACCTGGACGGGCAAAAGTCCAAATACTATGAAGAAATAAAAGCTGGGTCAAAGTTGACCAAAGAACAACAAAAAGCTTTAGATTTTTTTAATAGATATAACAAAGAATCAGAAGAGAATAAAAAAGTTATAGACAATAACACTAAAATTTTTGATCAAAAAACTAATAATCTTTTTAACGATAAATTCAAAGGATTTAACTTTGATGTTGGCGAAAAGAAATTTAGATTTAATGTTAAAAATATAGATGAAGTAAAGCAAAAACAAAGCAACTTACAAAATTTTATGACAAAGTTTGTTGATAAAAATTCTGCTTTAGTTGATGCCGAAGGTTATCACAAGTCATTGTTTACTGCTATGAACGCTGATGCTGTTGCAAAACATTTCTACGAACAAGGTAAGGCAGATGCTTTAAAAGAAAGTATAGCTAAATCTAAAAATGTTGATATGAAACCAAGACAATCTTTTGGTGAAGTTGAAGCTGGTGGTATAAAAGTAAAAGCATTAGGTGATAACTCTAATGATTTTAAGTTTAAAATTAGAAACAATAAATAACAATTTAAAATTTAAAAATTATGGCAATTACTGCAGGAAATAATTTGAATAGTGTACCTGCTCCAAAGCAACAAACACTAGCTTCAAATTATATTGATTTTACGAGCGCTGACACTAAAGGTTGGGCTCAACAATACCTGCCTGACTTAATGGAAAAAGAAGCTGAAGTATTTGGTAACAGAACTATTTCTGGTTTCTTATCTCAAGTTGGTGCAGAAGAAGCGATGACTGCTGATCAAGTTATTTGGTCTGAGCAAGGTCGTTTACATTTATCGTACAAAGGTACGGTAGCTACAGCTGGTGACACGAACGGTACGTTTACAGTTACAGCTGATATTGATGGTGATACTGGTGTTGCTTCTAGTACTTCTAGAACTCACGGTATTAGAGTAAACGATGTTGTACTTATTGCAAGTTCAGGTATCGTTACTAAATGTTTAGTAGTAGAAACTCCAGACTCAAACGTTGTTTCAGTTGAGCCTTATGACAAAGAAACTTTAGCTGGTCACGCTACAACTTCTGGTGGATCTATATTATTAGTTGTAGGTTCTGAGTTTGGTAAAGGTCAGTCTTACTCTGATGTTACTGGTACTCACAATTCTGATAGAAGAGAAGCTATTGAGCCATCTTTCAAGCAATTTAACAACAAGCCAATAATCATGAAAGATTACT